CCCAGGAAACGATAATTTAGAAAAAACATTAGAAAACATTCCTGCAGGCAAGGAGAGTCTTGAAAAAGGTAGGTTTGCTGCAGCAAAAGCTTTTGCCTCAACTGTTTTCTTGCAAAAGCTTGAAGATACGAGTTCTAATTTTTCACTAGAGAAGACTTAAAATGCAGCATGAATTAGAGAGTAGGATAGAGATGACTCTACTTTTTTCTCTAAATTAGGTAAAATAGTTTTATGCCTTCACTTATTGATTTAACTCAATACAAAACAAAATCAGAGCTGCAGCTAGCAGATAACCATAATCGACTAGTAGATGCTTTGAATTATAATTTCGACTACACGATTAATCAAGTAACAAGCCCTATACCGGCCACCACATTAGGCAGCTCTCTTGATGTTCTTCACATTAAGCAAAATGGCAGTTTGGGCTATATCAATGTAAGTGATCTTATATCTGCTCAAAGAATACTGAATAATAATCAGAATTCTGTCTTAAAATTAAACCACTCCCTTGCTTTCAATCTGCAAGGAGAGGATGGAAGTCCTAACGCCTACACTATTTTTGCATCCTTTCCAGGCGGGCTTAAAGGCAATAGCGTTACGTTTAAGCAAATTAACCCGTCTGGACACATCCTGGAGATGCATTCAGTTCACCAGTTCCAGGTATTAACTAATGGCGGATACATAAATGTAAATGATGGCTATTTTTCTATAAATTCTCTGAAGGTAGCTGGATATCAGCTACCAACAGAAACTCCTACACTTGGAAAAATCCTTAGGGCAAATTCTCAAGGAAACTTAGAGTTTCAAAATCTTCCGCAGCCCCTCTACTTTGACAGCATAGGTATGAAATACAAGTTAGAGGAGGAGGGACCGATAGCTCTAAAGTCTGTTAACTCCTGGGATACCAGTGCAAACATAGAGCTTCAGCATTTTAAATTTGGATATGCAAATTTACTTCCGTCGAAATCCTCGGGCGCCTTCTTAAAAATGAGGGAACATCTGATACTCACAGTAGAAGATCTTGAGGATAAATCCTATATTCAAATGTATAGCCCATTTTGTTTGCCCCCAGTTAAATCCATGCTGCCGGGGGCTAATCCAGTTGGATCCTTGTGGTATGACAATGCCCAGGAAAACCTGGTCTTGGTCTCCTCTACTGGAATAAAATACATAAATCCTCAAGCTATAGCTCAAACAGTAAATACCGAGGAAGTAAAAGATTTTACTTTGCAGCCGGCCTCAACATTGAGCGTAAGCTCTGGATCCGAAATAAAGCCTGCGCTAAATATTGGGGGCGTTGGGCTTGTATCAACATCCGAATCGCTAAAGTTTATTGTGGCAGGAGGTGCAGTGACCCAGATGTCCAAGGAGGGCATAGTGTCGGCCATAGCAGGATCGACAGGAACTGCAAAAATTCTTCTGAATGCTCAAGCAGCAATTAACAATTCAGTAAACCCCACCTATACATTTAAAGAGGCGGAAGGACTGGGATTGTACAGATCGGACATCAATGGTATGGCCGTGGCTGTAAAGGGCAATCCTGTAATTGAGTTTTCTGATAAGAAAATAAGTACGAAGGGTAATAAAATATCGAATGTCGGCGCTCCGTCAGAAGCCTCAGATGCAGCTAATAAGCAATACGTAGATGCTAGGGTTCCCATTGGAATCACTCATGGCGCCATGCCCATAGTCGACAGCTCCACTGGAGTGTATATTGAAAGTAGTGCTAAGTACTTAGCAGGAAAGTTAGAAATAGGAACAATATCCGAACCAGCAACATTCAAGTTAAACTCTTCAAACGGCGGATCGGTGACCATAAAAGTTCCGACTATAGCTAATAACATAGTTTTTAATTTGCCTAACAACCAACTGGCAAATGGAGTTTTGCAGTACGTAGATGGAGAATCACGATGGGTCAGCGTTGACTCAATTACCCCTAACATGGTAAAGGCCGATGGATCTACAGCACTGAGTGGGGGCCTGAAGATAAATTCTAATACTTCTCCAAATGCTCCTATGATAAGTAGCAATGGAATTGGATTATACGCCGAATCATATACTGAAAAGAAAATAGGATTTTCGGCGAATGGCATTAAACTACTTGAAGTAAATGCCACAAATAATACTCTTATCGGAAAGTCCACCAGCAACAATGCTCCCCTCATAAGATTAACTAATAGTATCAGTAGCTATTCGCCAGAACTTGGAGTCTCAGGTACTCCGACGTATTCGTTTGTTGGCGACAATATGACAGGTATGGGGCAGAGCAAATTACAATCGGTTGCCATGATAGTAAATGGCAACAGTGTTATATCGGCTTCGTCCGACGGAATCAATGCGCACTTAAACAGGATTAAAGGCGTAGCGTATCCGTTGGAAATATCCGATGCGGCTACAAAACAATATGTCGATAGTGTCGTTAAACCTAGGATTGAAATAAGTTTTAGAGTAACAGCACTTCCTATAGGGTGGACAAGTGGCAGCAGTTTAATGCTGTCAATATATGACAGCGCTTTAATATATCAAAGTGCATCAGCTAGTTTGACTTACGAATCGGCAAGTGATAAAACAAGGATAATAATTCCCGCAAATTTCGCACTAAATCCAGATTGTCAAGTATATTTAGAAAACCTCAGATTGATAAAGATGGCCAGCGCTTCAGGCGTAAGGCAAGTTGCCTACGCTACAAACAGAAGCATCCTGATCAACTACGACTTGAACATTGGGAATATAGTTACTATACACTTGCCTTACCAGTAAAGGTAAAAAAAAATGTCACAATCGATGCAAAAGATGGACTTTAAAGTTCATCTAAGGGCTACACCATTCAAACTTACTCCCCTTTTATGGAAGGTAATGGATAATCAGATATCTCTGTTAATAAATAATCCCAACATGGATATAGGCATAAGTTTGGTAAATAATCTAAGAACCAGTGGAAGAGAAAATCCATCAGAGTTCATATTTAATTATGGATGTTATTCAACAGGATTAACTAAGTCTCATGCAGCCTCCGTTATTCGCAGAGGGGCCCTAGGTTCATTCAACTTAAGATTCAATCAGCTGTGCCTTTCTACACTTGCTAGTGCGTCTAATAAAGAAGTAATCAGGCAGAACGCATGTCCTCCAATAGGTTTTGGATATGGCGTAGGATCTGCGGCGTACGTATACCCATGTAAGGGAATCTTCTGCACTAATTGCTATATGCGAAAAGCAAATCAAATCAGAAAGGAATTAGCCAGTAGGCTGGAGCTAAAAGGTACTCCGCCAGAGTCAGCCAAGGCTTTGATTGTAAGATCCTGCAATGTAGGTCAAATTAATTCTTATGGATACGATTTTAATTTAGACGACGATCTATCTGAAAGAATAACTTATAGATTAAAAAAAATAAACTTTATTGCCATAAGAACTATTGGAGCTACAATGGGCCAGGGTAGAGTACCGATAGCGTGTACTACTACTGCAATAATACTGGATGCAGAAAATATAGAGACAGCCACTAAATCCTTAACAAAATTAAAGGCATCAGTGTTTAAGAAAAATCCAAATAGAACAATCGAAGTTACTTCTGAGCAAGGCCTAGACAATATATGCCTACGGCTGTATGATTCCCCACCCGTATGTTTGGCGGGTATATCTTCAGATGGAATACATAACTCGATGCTTCAACACAGTCTAGAAAGTTATAAGTCTATTGTAAAAGGAAAGAAAAAAGCAATTATATTTGGAACAGGAGTTATTTAAATTGAGTAATAAAACAATGAATACGCCGGCAGCAGCAACAGCAGTAGTTGGATATTCGTACGAAGAGGCCGTAGCGGCATCTGCCGAGTATTTCAATGGCGACGATCTTGCCGCAAGAGTATTTGTGGATAAATACGCATTGAGAGATACCGAGCAAAACTTGTTAGAGAAAACCCCAGAGGATATGCATAGGCGAATTTCCAAAGAGTTTGCCAGAATAGAGGCTGCCAAGTTTAAAGATCCATATACGGAAGAGGAGATCTTTCAAGCTTTGCACAAGTTTAATAGAATTGTGCCACAAGGCAGTCCGATGTACGGAATAGGCAATCCTTATCAGATCATTAGCCTAAGTAATTGCTATGTAATTCAAAGTCCACAAGATTGCTATGCAGGAATATGCAGAGCGGACGAGGAGCTGGTTCAGATCAGTAAGAGACGGGGCGGATGCGGCATAGACATATCCACCCTTAGACCTGAAGGCACTTTGACCAAAAATGCTGCCAGAACCAGTACTGGTAGCCTCACATTTGCTGAAAGATTCTCAAACTCCATACGAGAGGTTGGGCAGAATGGAAGACGTGGAGCCCTGATGCTCACCCAGTCGATCCACCACCCCGATGTGGAAAAATTTATTTCCTGCAAGAAAGATCTTACTAAAATTACAGGAGCTAATATTTCTGTCAGACTGAGCGATGAGTTTATGTTTGCCGTAGAAAGTGAAAAGCAATATGAGCAAAGATGGCCTGAAGAGAATGCCAAACAGTCAAAGATGGTTGATGCTAAAAAGATATGGAATGCGCTGATTGAAGCCGCCCATGCAACTGCCGAACCAGGCATGTTGATATGGGATAACATCCTCAAAGAGTCTATTCCTGACTGCTATGCCAACGAGGGGTTTAAGACCGTATGCACTAATCCGTGCTCTGAAATACCTTTATCCGCATACGATTCCTGTCGGTTAATGCTGCTGAATGCATACTCATATGTATCTGAACCTTTTACAAAGAAGGCCAAATTCGATTTCGACAGATTCCGCAAAGATGCTTATATGCTTCAAAGACTTATGGACGATATGGTCGATTTGGAACTAGAGTGCATAGACCGCATTCAAGCCAAGATTGCTGCAGATCCGGAGGATGCTGCATTAAAGTCGCACGAAGCACAGCTATGGGAAAAGATTCGCACAGCGGCAGTTAATGGCCGTCGTACTGGATCAGGCATGACCGCAATTGGAGATACGCTTGCAGCACTTGGAATTTCCTACGGTTCGAAGAGGGGAATCTCCATGATTAACTTCATATACAAGGAGTTCAAGCTGGCCTGCTATTCCTCATCAGTAGACATGGCCAAAGAAATAGGAGCTTTTCCGATATTTAATGCGGAACAAGAGGCCAACAATCCATTCCTTATTAGAATAAAGGATGAGGATTCTGCGCTATATGAAAATATGCAAAAGTATGGCAGACGCAACATAGCCCTGCTTACGACTGCACCCTGTGGCTCAGTGTCTATTCTCACGCAAACTAGCTCCGGCATTGAACCCCAGTTCATGATCCAACCTTACACCCGACGCAAGAAGGGAAATCCTGGAGACAAGAACTTCCGATCTGACTTCGTAGATCAAAGCGGCGATCACTGGATGGAATTTACTGTGTATCCGCCTAAGGTGTCAGAATGGATGAGGGTTACCGGAGAAACTGATCTTTCAAAGAGCCCATGGGCTGGAGCTACAGCTCAAGAAATTGATTGGGAAAGTAGAGTAAGCATTCAAGCAGCAGCACAAAAGCACATAGATCATGCTATTAGTAGCACTATTAATCTACCTTCAGATACATCTGTCGAAACGGTCAATAAAATATACTTAAAAGCCTGGAAATCAGGCTGCAAGGGTATGACGATCTATCGAGATAAATGTCGAACGGGAGTCTTGGTGTCCAAGGAAGATCCTAAGCCAAAAAAGAAAGATGATTACAAGCGGCCAAACATGCTGCCTTGTGAAATCTATCACTATACAGTAGGCTCTGTTCCTTATTTTGTACTAATCAGCCTTAATGATGCCAAGCCTTATGAGGTATTTGCTGGAATCAATAAGAACGACGATGCAGAGCCCATCATTCCAAAAAGATTCAAAGCCGGCACATTGACTAAGATGGGCCGAGGTCATTACAAAGGTCAGTTTGTAGACGACCAAAACGAGGGCGAGTTACTTCAAATCAATAAGCTCGGTAATCTGGTGTCTAGCGAAGAGGGGGCGATTACCCGCCTTTTATCTACGCTACTGAGGCACGGCGTCGAAGTTCACCACCTAGTGCATCAGCTTGAAAAAGTGAAAGGCGACATGTTCTCTTTTTCTAAAATTGTTGCTCGTGCGCTAAAGAAGTACATTCCAGATGGCACAGAAGTTACTGGAGAGGTTTGTGAAAGTTGTAGCACTAAAGATAAGTGTATTTTAGTTAGGCAGGAAGGGTGCGTTACCTGTAAGTCCTGCGGTTATAGCAAATGTGGATAAGGAGTAAAAATGAATAATAATAATTTTGAAGCGGTTGTAACTGGAAACCTGGCCGAAACCCCCATTAATCCGAAAAGGGGTCTAATGAGTCCTACTGAAGTTATGGCGTTTGAAAAGCCTGAAACTTTAGAGGAAGCGGAGAAAATATTAAAATTAGATAACCTGTGGGAAACAATATCGGATGAACATTGGACTGAGCCAAAATTAGGAGAAAGTATTTCAAATACTTTTAGACGAACTACTAAAAAGCTGCCTGTTGAAGGCGGATACTTGTACTCAGTGGCAACGTATGTAATGACCTACATTCGTGGAGTTGCAGATAATAGCGTATCTGAATCCATAACGTTTGTCCCATTTAGCGACATTAAACTGACTAATTTTACCCCAAAAACTAAAACTACCAAGAAGTAATTTGCATAAAATCTTGCAATAAGATAAATAGTGGTGTAAGGAGCCAAATATGCCTTACACCACTATTTATTTGCAGTATGCTGAAAGTAGAAATGAAGAATCCGATCTTTCTGAGATAGACGAACCAGAATCCGAAGACGAAGATTATGAAAATTTAGACGACAGAGTGTTTGTAGAATTTACTCCTTTAAAAATATGCGCAAAAGAACCAAAAGAAGATTTCATAGAATTAGAGTTGGATTTTGATGCAAAAATAGGGGATATACTACATTTAGTCATTGTTAGATATAACAACTACAGGGCAGGACTGTTGGAAGAATGGTGCTTAGAAAAGGTTCTGGAGAGTGGTGACGAGGCGGAAGAATTCGTAGAAGCCTTGGAAGATGGATTTAGCATCTCTGAGTGCGCAGAAGGCAGAGGACATGAATCTCTAATAGTCAAAGCTGAAGTATTCAGTATGCAGTTGCATAAATAGAAACAATGCACAACCCTAAACTACAACTACTAAAAGCCATAGGTATCGTATTGTTTTGGGCAGCACTAGTGCTGTCTTTTAATGGTTGGATTTAATTAAAACTTATTCTAATGGCAATTATCTATAAAATTACCAATACAGTCAACGGCAAAATCTACATTGGCTACACCAACCAAACGCTTAAAAGTAGATGGGCAGAACATTGCGAAGCCAGTAGAAACTTAGCTAACAGAAGAGGCAACTCAAGATTTATGCGCGCTATTAGAAAATATGGCGTCGCCGCTTTTGTCAGAGAAATTCTTATTGAAGACGAAGACGCAGAAAAATGTTTAAATTACTGGGAACCTTTTTTTATTGCTAAAT